GTAAACCAAAAAACAACAATACAATAATTTTATTTTCCTAAATATTCTATTACATTTTTAACACATGTTTTCGATATTTTCCGGGATTTCCCGTCATTATTACATACAATGTTCTCCAATGAGGTAGGATTTGTTCGTATTTCATCTATCAAATTAGAAAATGTACCATATTGTTTCATAATTGCCATAGCAGTAACCGAACTAATCCCCGGTATTTGACATAATATGATATGGCCTATATTTTCCGGTGTAATATTGTCCTTTTTCACTTTTTTTACAACTGTGCAATAATTCGCAGAGGATATTTGTGTATTACCCGATGATGTATTTTCTTCGCAGGATAATCCTACATCATTTGAAATGGGTTCATTTGGAGAACTGGGTGATATATTTTCGGCATTCGGTGGGCTCAAAATATATGCCGCACGTTTTCCACGTTGAAACTCTTTCTCCATTTTTTCAGCCATCCATACAATATTTTCCGCAGTCTCATTCAGAGAACATGTCCTAAATACACTAAAACCTTTGAAATGATTTAAACTAGTCATAGCGGATAATATGATACGTTTTTCCATAGGAGTTCTCACTTGTGAGAACATACCTTCTATCATATAAATGATATTGTGGGGTGAGTATTCACCAGTGTGAATTAATCTATAGGATTGTTCTTCGTATCTACCATCTTTGATACTTGCTAAAAGGTCGCTAAAGGATTTCCGTTCAATCAATACAACATTTCGTTGGCTGTCTGTTTGTATTAATATATCTCCTAAAGGTAGAACCTCTCGTGAAATCTGAATAGTCGTATTATTCCCAGATAAATTGACAATAGTATCTATTTTGTCATACAAATCACGTTCTCGTTCATCAATAATAATATGCATTTTGTAGTAAAAATAGTAATCGAATATCAGATATAGTAGTTTCTGTAGAAACTGTTATATCATTTTACTAAAGTATTTTTGAGAATACCAGAACGAATGGAATATTCGAAGATTCTATGTTCTCTAATTACATACTATTGCTTAACCAAACTTAGGTGTAAGTCTAGGAACATGGATAGTTGTAGCCACTGGAGGAACAGTGCGAGTAAAGTTCATGCGAACCATACTAGATTGTTTGCAGCAATTTCCTTGAGGAATACCATTGGACCCATAATCAATGGATGTCCAACTGCTTCGACCAACTTGTGGTAAAAGCCCTGGTTTACTGTTTCCTCCACCTTGATACTGATTAACCAGACTTGATATAGAACTAGTTTTCTTTGTCGTGCTTAAAACCATATTGGGATTATATATTCTACAAACATTTTTATTTTCCTTACGAAATTATTTATGCTAAATAATATAAAAACAACGCATTAATTAATATACCGCGCCTTTATTGTTTTCATTCTATTTATCGAATAAAATGAACACAACTGATAAATCTCCATATACTGCTTATTCTTTTATTGATGACGATATTCGTGTTGAAAAATGTGCAAATGGCCAAGAAACATTAGTATTTGACCCATTTAATCCTCTAAACAAAGTAATCAGTGAAACGGAAATCCGCCAAATACTATGTGCATATGGAATTGATGTCCCTATTCACAATATCAAATTATATCAACGCGCATTTGTGCATTGTTCTTATATCAAGCGTCCAGCTATAGAAAATCAACAAAACAATATTTCAATTATGCCTAAACCAGAAGATTGCCTGTCATTATATACGAAATCCAATGAACGTCTAGAGTTTGTAGGAGATGGTGTATTAGAATGTATTACTAAATATTATTTGTATCGCCGATTTCCTAAAGAACAGGAAGGATTCATGACAGAGAAAAAAATAGCATTGGTGAAAAACGAATCCATCGGAAAAATGGCATATGAAATGGGACTCCATAAATGGTATATATTATCTAAGCATGCCGAGAGCAAACAAATCCGGACCAATTTAAAAAAACTGGGATGCTTGTTTGAAGCTTTTTTGGGCGCATTATTCCTAGATTTCAATAAAATAGATATAAAAGATGATGATGAATGGTTTTCTAAATTATTTGTCTGCGGCCCCGGATTTCAAATGGCGCAAATCTTTGTAGAATCTGTATTTGAAAAACACGTGGATTGGGTTTCGCTTATTCGCAATGACGATAATTACAAAAATATTTTACAAGTGAAAGTGCAAAAAGAGTTCAAAGTAACACCGCATTACATGGAAGTCGCGGAATATTCTGCAGACATTGGATATCGCATGGGTGTATATTTATGTTTAGGACAATATGTTCATAATTTGAGTCATAATGATGCAATACCATATTCCAATTTTAAAAGTTATAAAGAAATACATCAGTATATGTCGGAACGCGGCAAAGTATTTGTATTTTTAGGCGAAGGTCAACATAAAATCAAAAAGAAAGCCGAACAAATTGCATGCGAAATGGCTATTTCTAGATGGATGTAATGATTACTACTGTTTGCTAAATATTTTGATATGTTTTATATATAGAATGAAACATATTGCACATAATCATTATGTTGTTATGTTTTTTATAATGATATTATCTGGTTTATTATCTACAATGAATGTGTGGGTAGATAAATATGATGATATACGTATCAGTCTAAATGATTTGTATATGATATTGCTTATGTGTGGATGGATGATATTTTTTATGGGATTGTGGTATAGAGAACTTTACCCAATAATCATTGGGTTGTCTATAGCTATAGTAAACATATGGTGTATAAGAACACAGTTTCTAATAACTGAGTCGCAATATAAAATAGGTATGATTCCTCATCATTCTATGGCAATTCTGATGAGTAAAAAACTATTAGAAAAAGAAAATAATATGGGTGATTTTCTTGAAAACCTGATAAATACTCAAGAAAAAGAAATCGTATTTATGAAATCAGCGTAATATTTATATACCATTATAGACGTTCTCACAAATATCTGGTAAATATCCAGTAAATATTAATCGGTAAAATGATATAGAATGATTTGTATATCATTTTGCATAGTATGTCAATAAATATAAATGAACACGGATATTGGGACGGGGAGTTTGCAGTTGATCATCACGCATACGATGCACCATTAAGCGATGCTTTAGTCGAGTTTTTGAAAAAGGAGAACGTATCAAATATAGCAGATTTAGGATGCGGTTTAGCACAATATGTTTCTAATTTTGCGAACAATGGTATAAATGCAACTGGATTTGATGGGAATCCAAAAACTCCTGAACTAACAAATGGGCTGGCATCTGTATTGGATTTAGCCGTTCCATTTACTTTTGAAACACCATATGAATGGATTATGTCAATAGAAGTAGGAGAACATTTACCAGCTCATTATGAAGATGTCTATATCCATAATTTGCACAATAACAATCAAAAAGGGATTATTATGAGTTGGGCATTGGAAGGTCAAGGCGGATTAGGTCATTTCAATGAACGTAATAATCATTATATCAAAAACAAAATTATGGCATTGGGTTATACAAATGATATGGAAGCCGAAACCTTCCTACGAGAAGCATCTTCTTTGTGGTGGTTCAAAAACACACTTATGGTATTTCGCAAAATTGTTTCGTAGAATATTTATCAACCGAAAAGGTATTATTTTCCAAACAAAAAATCAAATACATAATAGGCGTTATATAAATATACAATAATATACCATACTATTGTATATACATGGAAGGTCGTAATTATTTAGAACAACTACAATTTAAAAAACAAGCTAAAAAACCGCCAGTTATAAATCTAGATTTTGGTAATAAATTACAGGCAAAAAAAACAGTTCCTAAACCAAAAACAATGATTGAAAAAAGCTACAATGAAGATGAAGAAGAGGAGAAAACCACACAAAAAATTGTCGAAAAAGAAACCGAAAAAGAAACAGACGGAGAACCTGATATAGAAAAACGCAAAGAAGTCCAAATGAAAGATTTACGTGGAAAAGTTCCTATAGATTATGAATTGATTATGAAACGATTGCAAACACATAATGTTACTGGTGTAGTAGATATAGTTTCAAAAAAACCGGGTGTTATTACAAGTAATGCAGCTATAACAATTCCGAAACCGTCTATTACAAAAACAAGAGAAAAAGCAGTTATTGCGAGAACACCGGAGCTCGGCACGAGCGTAGGTGTTCGAGGATTATCCGGAGATAATTTATTATCGAAGGATAAAGAAAGTGATGAGGAACCGGTTGCAGAAAAACCAAGCCAAATAGCAGATGAATCAGACAAAGAAATTGCACCGGAACCGGATGAACAAGAACCAGAACCCGAACCGCCAATTGCACCGGCCGTTGTTCCTAAAAAACCTGGGCCAAAGAAAAAGATTGTTATAACCGGAAAAATGACCGAAAAATTACCTGGGCAAGATAAACAGGCGGAGCCTACGGCTCCCGGGGCGCCCGAGGCGCCGAAGGCCGTTGCAGAACCTGCTAAAAAAGGCAAACCCCGGGGTAGGGCTACGAAAAAAATCACAGAGGCAATTAATATAAAACTAACAAAGGCTGATATCGCTCGTAGATTGCCTAAACCCGAAAAATTGGCAGTTAAAGTTTCACAATATTACATGAATAATCGCAAACTCTATGTCCAAAAAATAAAAGAGTTATTCAAACCATATGAAAAAGAATTGGAGGAAATGGGAGAAATTGCGTCTTGTGCTAAAGACCCTTCCGCCAGCTTCAGCCCTTTAACCCATCAAAAAATAGTTCGCGATTATTTGAATCTATTTACTCCATACAGAGGATTATTGCTCTATCACGGGTTAGGCTCGGGTAAAACTTGCACATCGATCGGTATTGCTGAAGGTATGCGAAGTGCAAAAGAAATAGTGCTTATGACACCTGCCTCTTTAGCCACTAATTTTTTCACAGAAATCAAAAAATGCGGTGATTTGCTGTATCGCAAAAACCAATTTTGGGAGTTTGTCGGGATTGAAGGACAGCCGGATAATGTAGAATTATTGTCAAAAGCACTATCATTACCTACCACATTTATAGAGAAAAAACAAGGTGCATGGATGGTTGATGTAAAAAAACCCCCCAATTTCAAAGATTTATCTACTGCTGAGCAAGAAAGTATCGACGAACAGTTAGACAAAATGATTCGCGCTAAATATACGGATATTCACTATAACGGTATAAATCAGAAAAAACTGGATGAAATAACACAAAATGGTAAAATAAATCCATTTGACAACAAAACCATTATTATTGATGAAGTGCATAATTTCGTGAGTCGTATAGCAAATAAGCTTGACAGTAAAAAACCAGACCAAATAAGTAAAAAGTTATACGAGTATTTATTGAAAGCGAATAATGCCCGTGTCGTTGTTCTTTCAGGAACACCTATTATTAATTACCCAAATGAATTGTCCGTATTGTATAATATACTTCGCGGGGCTATTCGCACCTGGAATATTCCAGTAAGACATATGGAAGGGAAAGTTATTAAAAAAGAGGATATTTTAGATATGCTAAATAATCCACCGGCTGGAATACCTTCCGTCACCGAATATGATTATGTAGATTTTGCGGACAATAAAATCATTATAACACGCAACCCAATTGGATTTGTAAATACAAAAAAAAGAGAACTGAAAGAAAAGGCGGGTGGAGGAGTAGGTATTTTAGGTAATTTGTTTGGCGGAAAAAAGAGTCGTGCAAAAAAAACGATTGAAAAAACGCCTAAACATACAACTAAAAAGAAACACGCCAAAAAGGACGAAGATTATTCATCATATGAAATAGTGGATGGAATATTGAAAATAAAAGATGTGCCTAAAGTTCCTATAAACGAAGAGGATGATATCGATTTTTTCCAAAGGAGTGGGCATGATTTACATAAAGATGGCGGTGCAAAAGACGAGTTTGAAAAATATGCAGGTGTTAAATTGGACGAAAGTGGATATGTATCCGATGACCAGTTTTTAGAAGCCATTAAACGTGTAATGCGAGCAAATGATATAGAAGTATTGGAAAGAATGATGAAAGACCAACCTGTGTTTAATACTGCACTACCAGATGACGAAGCTGCATTTGAACGTATGTTTATAGATAAAGTAAATGAAACAATTACAAATCCAAATGTATTCAAACGTCGTATATTAGGTCTGACATCCTATTTCCGAAGTGCTCAAGAAAGTTTATTGCCTAAAATAGAAATGGATGGAGATAAAACATTCCATATTGAAAAGGTTTCTATGAGTGAGCATCAACTAGCAGAATATACGATAAAACGTTTCAATGAAATAGAAGAAAAAATGAATAAGGCAAGGAATCAAGGCAAAGAAAAAGCTCCTCCTAAAGAAGGCGAAGTTGATTTAAATGAAGAAAAATCAACCTATCGTGTATGGTCGCGTGAAGTATGTAATTTTACATTTCCAGACGGTATTGAGCGTCCAATTCCAGATAAGAAAAAGAAAAAAGGGGAAAAAGAATACGACGAATTAGAATTGGAGGAAGAAGTAGATGAAGACTATGAAGAGGTGGAAGAAACGGAAGAAGAAAAGGCGGAAAATGAACGTATGTTAGAACTTCTACGAGAACAAGCAGATATAGCAGAAAAAATGGACAGTGCCGAACATGCAGAGTTTATGCGCGGTGTGAAGACGGCTCTCCGAGGAAATGCACCAAAACCCAACAGTAAATATATGGACCGTGTAAAAGCAGTTCTCCGAGAACTTGCATATGACCCATCCAAACCTAGATCCGACCAATATTTAACGAAAGAAGGTATGTTGAAAACATTAAGTCCTAAACTCTTAAAAATGTTGGAAAACATTCAAAATCCCGCCAATGAAGGTTTGCATTTGATATACAGTCAATTCCGCCATGTAGAAGGTATTGGTATAATCAAACTGATTTTAGAAGCCAATGGATATGCTGAGTTCAAAATAAAATCTGTCCCCGGGTCAGCATCATGGGAACTTGTAGAAAACGAAGAAGATGTAGGAAAACCTATGTTTGCTCTATATACAGGAACCGAGAGCGAGGAAGAAAAAGAAATTATACGTAATATCTATAACGGTGACTGGGGATTTGTTCCTAAATCAATTGTAGATAAAATACAAGCAAAATCGAGTAATAATTTATATGGCGAAATAATCAAGGTATTAATGATAACAGCAGCAGGTGCCGAAGGTATCAATTTGCGTAATACACGATTTGTTCATATAACAGAACCATATTGGCATAATACTCGGTTAGAACAAGTCATTGGTCGTGCTAAACGTATCTGTAGTCATGAACAGTTACCAGAACCATTGAGAACGATAAAAGTATTTTTGTATATTTCCTATTTTGGGGAAGATATATTACCGATGGTCAATGAAACATTACAAACACACGATTTGGACCCAAATGATGCTACCCATGTTGAAACAACAGATGAATATTTATTGCGTATTGCTAATTCGAAAGAAAAATTAAACAAGACCTTTTTGAAAGCTATCAAAGAAACATCTATGGATTGCACACTATACAAAAACAAGGAGGGCTTGATGTGTTATGGAATTGGTATGGAGAAAAACATAGGAAATCAGTTTTTATCTTATCCGAAAGTAGAACAAGACTTTGCCGAACGCGATGACCTCAATATAAAGAAAACTGCATTGAAACTAGCTGAACTAAAGATTGAAATAAACGGTGTTAAATATGCCATAGATAAAGCCACTGACAATTTATATGATTTAGCTAAATACAAAAACGGAAATATAGAACTTGTCGGAAAATTGGTCCGACCTGGAAAAGGCAAAACAAATTATGATATTCATTTTGCACGCAAATAATCATTAGCGAAGTATAATGTTCCGAACTCCATCGTTCTAGCAATTATTGAGTGATGTATAAATCCATCATTCAATAAACTGTATATCCCATACGTCCAGACATCAATATCCGTGAAATCCCCACATCTTTCGTAAATCGCAAGTTATTGGTAGGCAATTTGATGATAACCGAATATGCGTTTTTAATAATTCCACTATAGACCCTATAAATACGTCAAATGCATTGATAATATCGTTTTCATTTTCTACTACGACTACTTTTTCTTTTACTGCAATAAAAAAGATCAATTTCAAAATACCTGCACATATGTCTACCGTATCTTTTGAACAAATAGAATGTAATACAACATATAAATCCATAACCATTTTAACTATTTCTGGAAAATCAGAAACGGATATACACTTATCTTTAATAATTGTATTCAAAGACGTTTCCACTGAACTAAAATACTCTGGATTTTTTTGTATGATTTGTTTTATAAAATGTGTATATTTAGCATCCAATGGAATTGCATATTTTTTTTGCAATTCTGTATCTGATATCATTTTCGTTATGAGAACCAATAAAGATATATGCACAGATTCACTAGTATCAGATGATAATACATTATCTCCAGACAATACTCGAACACCTACGCTCGCTACAAGTTCCGGTGTTTTATCGATTTCAGAGTGAGAAACAAAAGCAGAAATTGGAATGGACGTATTACTGGAAACAATCGTGTTTGAAATACCATTTAATATTTCAGCCACTTCTAAATCTTCATTAGAAATAGCTTTTTCATTATCATTCGATAATAAATTACCTCTGGATAATACCCTAATGCCTATACTGGGTTCTTGTTCCATTGTTTTCTCAATAGATGAATATTTAGCTTCAGAAACCGACATAGTATGATTATTTATAATACATAATAATGTCTTTATATTATTATGTAAATGATTTTCATATACCAATAATATATGAAAAACCAAATGGATCCATTGAATGTTCCCATCCGATATATTCCTAAATCTCTTACCCCAAAAGATTTAGCCAAACAAAAACGAGAACTTAGAAAATCCCGAAAATTATACAAAACTAAAAAATACTATACACGTTCTCGTATTCCATCGTTCAAATCGCGCAAATCGAGACATTTAAAACACGCCGAAAAACTATATAATGTTGAACATGTATCTCCGTCTAAAGAATTGGCCAAAAAAACACAATGTTCTCAAGAAACGTTAGAAAAAATCGTCAATAAAGGACGCGGGGCATATTTCTCCAGTGGTTCTAGACCAAACCAAACCGCCGAATCCTGGGGAATAGCGCGTTTAGCAAGTGCAGTTACTGGTGGCAATTCTAGTATAGTGGATTTTCATTTATTACACGCAGGATGCAAACCTACTAGTCCTGCATTGCGTTTAGCTAAAAAAACGTGTAAAAAACAGAATAAATGTCAGAAATATATGTTATAATTATTCCGTATTTTTGTATTTATCCTCGAACACCTACGCTCGTCCTTCCTTCCGGCTTTCTCACAAACCACTTGCACTCGTTTCCTGCTCTGGCGTTCCCGAAAACCAACGTTTATACATATTTATAAAAGTGGATATAACACTTATAGCATTATCAATAGATTCGCGATTGTTTTTTATAAACTTTGTTAAATCTGTAGCAATTAAATGATCTAGTGAATACAAATTATCCGTTTCATCATCATTACTATCGGTATCCGACAGTTTCTCCGCCAAATTAATATCATTGTATTTCTGATTATTGCTAATATTTTCACTATTATAAATATGTAATACATTTGGGGCGTTGCAAGAAACACACGAACGGTTACCGTCTCGTAAAGCATTCTCTCTACATCTAAAACACAAATGATGATTGCATGTAGTCATATCGGTTGTGTTTATCTTACATACAGAACATTTTTGGGTTTCTGAAAAAGGAACAATGTTTTCTTCTGCAAGTAAATATGCGTAATCTTCTGGTGAATACAAATCACCATTGTATAATTTATATGTTTTTACAATTGTTCCAATCATTTCGATTGCATGTGATATAGAATCATAATATTCATAATGTAATGAATAGTTCTCTACTTTGTTGTCATTTGTTATAACTATAACTCGGGTAGATTCTACACTAACTATTTTTTCATCACGATACAATACACAACTACAATATATACCATCTATTTCAGTAGAACGAAATATATATGTATTTGATTTTTTGAAAAAATCCTGTATATTTTTTTCTAAAATAGATGTTTCAGTAGAAAAATCCTCGCAAATACTTGTGCTCGTTCCTAGCTCCGGCGTTCTTGCATTATCAACACTATCTATAGATACTAAATCATTTTCAATAGAATCATATTCCGAAGAACTATTGTCCAAATCTGACAAATTATCATCTGACGAACTAGTGTCAAATTCTGACACACTATCATCCGACGAACTAGTGTCAGATGAACTATTACTAGATATATTCTCAGGTAAAAACATTTTTAATAAAATTATACAATAACTACATAAACAGTGTTTAAGTGATTTATATAATTATTTACCATATGATATTTGATATATCAAATTGGAAGTTCTCCTATTCGTGTGAAAATACAATGCAAGATTTTAGAAATGCCCCGAGAAAAATATGTATTGCCGCGCATTCTACGCCTTATTTTGATGGGATATTGTTATATCATGCATTAATATATTTGGGATTAACTAGTGAATGGAACAAGAGTTGCCCAGGTGTTCTCTCATTAAATCCAGTGTTTTATGTTTCTGGATTATGTATTTCCCCATATGTATACGATTGGTGTATGCATATACCAAATGGGGGTGGGTTCATAAAAAGAGAATGCAAATCATTAGAAAACGTATCTACATTTTGCCGTGTTATATTTCCTTCCGGTGGAAATATTACATGGAAAACCGGATTTTATATATTAGCAAAAACGTTGAATGCTAAAATAGTTATTATGGGTATTGATTATAAAACAA